CAGCTTGGTGTGGTGTGATTGGGAAATCAAGATATGCACTCCACAATCCAGCAATTCTTTTGTGATTATAGTATGGATGGCCGTAGACACTTCCACGCTCTTGGATCGTAGCAATGACTTCATTTAATAGATCCTCAGTTTTTGTCATAATCAAAAACCTGCTCTAATTTAAGTTTTTGGATTTTGGCTTGATGATCTATGCAAGACTTCCAGCCAGCAGCTCTGCCGGCATAATAGCCATTATCGTAAATTTCTGACTTTCGGTGTTCATCCCAGAAATATAAAGCTGCTCCAATTAAACAGCCTATAATAAATCCGTATCCTACTATTTCCATGTTCGCTCCCTAATATCAAGCGGTTGCCTGATACAGAAAGTATGACTTAAAGCAAGGACAGTTGGTTAACTACTTACGGCGTGTTTTATAACGATTAGATAACGCCGAGATCCTCAAGATCATCGATATGGTCATCAATCGTGCGTTCGTGATAATCGGTTTCACGCCCCATAAACCTTACCTTCAAAAATAAAGCTGCCATCTGCATTTATTGGGATTGGAATGACCTGAACTTTTCGGTCTTGAACATAAGCTACAACGAAGCCAGTTTGCCAGTTTGCATAGCCTCTGGTATATGCCATGCCTGAACTGCTCAAATCTACCAAATTGCCAACCTCAACGCCCCACACAGTACGCCCTAAATGGCCTCTAGATGCCTCTGTGAAGGCCGAAACCCCCAATCTATGGGTATGCCCACAGACCACGCTTTTTCCAAGCCTTCTAGCCCCATTTAAGGCCGTTTGGCCGGGTACTTGAGATAGCGGGAAAGCATCACCATGAACGGCAGTCCAGCCATGAGCCCAGTCTAATCCGTAAGGATGAAATTTAATGCCCAGTTTGTCATAACCTAAAAATTTTTCGTACTGCATCTCGGGCAGATTTAAGAAGCTTGGTAGTCTTTTTTTAATTGATCGGTAAAGTCTTATGCCATGATTTGAGCCAAGCACATCTGTAACGCCAAGATAAGTTAATACCTCTTGGGTCAGTAATCGATCCTCATGGATATTGCCAACCATCTCATCAATAGTTCCAGCATTAAAACCTCCAAGTTGTGGTAAATCAATTTCATCGCCAATACAAATAGTGCGATGTGGTTTCCATTTGGCCAAGAAACGGCCGACTGACTTGGTTGCCTTCTCATCAAAGAATGGCACTTGGAGATCTGATACAAACGCTATGCGCTTAATCGTCATCCTCATCTGGAGTTGGGATAGTTGGGATTATTCCTTTGTCGCCCACGATCCAGTCAGGCATCGATTCAGGATTATCCATTAGGTAAAGCGCACAGGATTCATTAAATCCAGCCTTGCGTGCAGCTCTAAACATTTCATGCTTTGCAATATAGAATTGATCTAATTTTGATAATGGTTCAGGAGTTTGGCGAACTACTCTCCGATTAACCTTTTTGCGTGGTGTGCGTTTTCGTGTGTTCGCCATAGCAGAAATTATCGCTTACTAATTAAGACGAACAGATCATCAACACGCGCTTCAAGTCTAGTAATTTGATCTTTTATTGAACTGCCAGAATTTGGTTTCAATTCTTGTAAATAAGATTTAATAACCCAACGCAGACCCAGTAATAAACTTGTAGATACGGCGCTTACGCCAACGGCTATGCCAACCCATTCGTTTGCGGTCATGACGCATTAATTCCATAATCCGCTTCGCTCCCTGATTTTGGATCTAACGCTTTGGCAATAGGCGCAACAATTGCACCAAGCATAGTTGCATAGGCTGGATGAATGTCAGCCACTATTGCTAGAGCAACTGTAATTCCACTAGCTGCCACAGCTCTTAAATATGACTTAATTGCTGCTTTGTGTTTTTTAGTTAGTTTCATTAATTGCCTTTCAGTAGTGGGATGTCGAACTTCTCGCAAGTTTGGTTTGGCTTAAAACTTACATGGATGTGCTTATGGTGTGGATTAATGCCCCGATATTTCACCCAACGCCAAAGCGACTTTGCTGAACATATTTTACCAGCATGGATTATGTAAGAAATACGCTTATCTTTTTTTGCTGTGAGTCGAAGTTGATCTGCCAAAGCATGACTAATCCCTTGTTCGTCAGATAAGCCAGCGTCAATATCGATCGCGCATACTTCACCTGATGGTCTTGGGTTATGATCGGACTTTCTTGATTGATGCTTAAGATCACCGATCCATCCATCAGCCTTCCTGCTCCGATCCACAAAGGCATGATTAATCTGATCTCTTAAAGTATCAGCAGCTTTAGATAGGTAAGGCTTCATTAGCCAAGTAGCAATTTTGCTTCATCAGCAGTAATGCCAAGTCTGTCAAGTAATGCTTGCTTTTCGGCAGCCTTTGCTTCGGCTTCGGCTTTTTTTGCTGCTGCATTGGCAGCATCTAATTCCATTTGAGCAATTTCCTCAGCAGTTGCATCTCTGACAATTTCCTCGCCTGTTTCGCAATTGAAGATTTTTACTTGTGGCTTAGTTTTAGTCATTATTTAACTCCATATACAAATACTGTTCCGCTTGTAAAATTACCAGAATCACATCTAAACTCTAAAGATGAAATTGCAGTAGTTTGATTGTAGTATCCATGATTGATTAACATATTTATATTTGCAGGAGTTGATGAATTTGGAGTAATAGAAGCATGGGTTTGGCAAATTTTGAATGTTGTAGTATTAGCATAATCATAAATCGTAGTAGCAGTTAAATTATTGCTTGCTCCATTATCTGAACCTCTAGTTATAGTGATATATTCAGTATTAAAACTTGCTGCATCCTCCGAAATTGCACTTGTTGTTTTATGGCGACTACCGCCGGCATCTCCATTAATTCTCAATACCATAGCAGAATTGTCTGTTGCAGGTCTGAAATTTCTAACAATAATTCTCAAATCATTATATGTAGCAGGAATTGATGAAATTGTTATTGATGAACCTGTTAAGGTAGTGCCACCAGCATTTAACAAAGTCATTCCACCGCTTGAAGGAGTAGCCCAACTAGGAACTCCTGCTGCCACAGTTAAAACTTGTCCTGTTGAACCAATTCCAAGTCTTGTGTTTGTATTGGCTGTTGATGAACGATATTCAATATCGCCTAAAGTAGTTGATGGATTTAAGTTCTTTGTAGTGGTATCAACAGAAGTTCCAAGTGTGCGAATTGCTGCTGCACCATCTTTGACCAGAGCGGTGTCATCTGGTGTTGTCCAGCCATAATTGGTAGTGGTTGCCATTTTATCCTATTCCTATGAGATTATTGTAGCGTATTCCCAAGTTAAAGTTGGGCTTAAAGTGTTCCAAGCCTCTGTGGCTGGGGTTGTATTCCAACGCATCGCCACTTGGCTAAATGCGACTGGAGAAACATTGATTGTGAGAAACAGTTCATTGAACCGAGTGCTCCATGACCAGCCCTCAACATAACCTTCAAAATCTCCACCTGATATTTGGGTCGGTAGGTTTTGAATATGAACTGGCATTCCCATAAATACAGCTAATAGATCATCCCGATCTGCGTTATCAATTTCAGGGTTTGTTATTGGGAATGTGATCGATTGGAATGCTGGGATTGGATAAGCTCTTTGATCGATATATCGGTCGGCAATAGACTGAGCATCGACAGCACCTTGAACCCTTGAATTAATGCTTTCGGCTTTATAGCCATATAGGGCAATTGAAGCGGCATCTGTGGCAGTAACTTGTGAATTGTAATTGTTGCCATAATTGATATAAATATCATTACGAACATCTGCTGATCTCATAATTGTAGATAAACCTTGACCTAAAGCGTGCCGAGCATCTAGTTCAACATAACCATTAATTAAAAGATAATTCTGCCTATGATCTGCGTCTGCATAACCGATATTGCCTTGATTGTCTTCGTAAATATATCCAAATGCTGAATTAGCGATATCTGAAATAATGTTGTAGATGGTGTCCACAGTTGTAGATTGAGCAGTCATGGTATAAAGACCCGGCTGATCAATTTCCCCAAGCCCTAGATTGACTGCATCTTCCCAAGTTTCGGTTGCATCATAAGTTGACCATTGAGAAGCTGCTGGAACATCATTCCAAGTGCCAAGTAATATGCTAGATAAAATCTCATATATTTGGTCGCCATCTTCATCTTGAGAAATGTTATCATCCCAAATTTCTTTGGTTAATTTTGTTAATGTTCCCATTGCTAAAATGGTGTATTGAATAACTGTTGCAATTTGACCCGTTGCACCTACTGAAACAGTTACATCTGTTACATCCCCACCAAACAAATTTACATAAGATCCGGTTGAGTCTTTTACTTGTAAATCAAAACTATCGTTTATCTCAAAAGGTAAAGTTTGGTTATTTAATGCAACCAGCGTAACTTGCATATATGAAGGAAGCGGCTGTTGGTATATGTCAGATCGACCTGCTGTATGCTGAACATCTGAAATAGTTATGTCAGTATAATCAACCCCACCGACAGTTAATTTCCAATCAGGTGTAAAAACTGTCATTATCTATCCCTTAGAGCAGTTACACTTCTCGCTGATTGGCTGTTTAGATAATTTGCAACAGTTCGAGCAGTTCCCTCAGGATCTAATGCCCCACTAATTGTAATGTTATTAATTTGACCCATACCACGACCACCAAAAGTTGATCCGCTTGGAGTTGGTATATTTTCAAATCCCGATCTAGCAGATGGCGCAGGATTAGATAATTGTCCTAAATTTACTCCTGGAAGCAGATTTAATACTTTTGCTAATTCATTTGCTAAAGATACGACTAAACCAATTGCCTCTCGAAGGAATGTGATAAATCCTTGAACAACACCGATAGCCCCAGCAATTGACTTTCCAAAACTTTCAGCATCTTTTTGAGTTTGAGTAAATCCTGAACTTAATCCATCTTCTCCAGTTAAACCTGCAATAAAAGCATTAAGGCTTGGGATACCTGTTTCATTTAAAAATCCAATAAACTTTTCAATTTCAGGTAGTAAGGCTGTGCCAAGTGATTCTTTAGCTTCATCAAATCCTACTTTTAAGCGATCAATCTTTCCTTGAAATGTTTCAGCATTTGTAGCTGCTGCGCCACCATACAATTCAGCAAGTTTTGCTTGGACTTCGGTAAATGATAATGTGGCAAGTTCAGCCTTAGATAATCCAAGACCTAATCTGCCAAGTGATGCTTGATTACCATCTTGGGCTCTACCTAAAGCATTTGAAACAGTTTCTAAATCTTTACCAGATGCAGCACTAATATCTAAAGCAAGGGTTAATA